TCAGAATCTAATAAGAAACCTGAAGAACTTAAAAAAATTATAGTCGAATGGGGAGGTATAAAATATCTTCCTAAAGACAAATGAACGAAATATATACTAAAGAAACTAGAGATCGTGTAACTAAACTTGCTGTAGAAGCTGCAAGAGATGATCTTCTTTCTTTTATAATTTTAATGGATCCTACCTTTAGTGTAGGGCCACATCATCGTATTTTATGTGATACTCTTATGCGGGTAGAATCAGGAGATTCTAAACGTGCTATGATATTTGTTCCTCCTCGTTCTTCTAAATCTTTAATTACTTCAATTTATTTTCCAGCTTGGTGTCTTGGACGTAACCCTGATTGGCAACTTATTGAAGTATCTCACTCATCAGATTTATCAACAGATTTCGGAAGAGCTGTACGTGATGTTTT